GGGGCTAATACCCCATGTCAGTTGTTTACGAGTTGTTACAAAAATTTTATCCGATTTAAGATTTTTGTCTTCTATCGGATTTTCAATATCTAAGTTGTATAACGATTATGTCGTTTTACGATACACCTGAGTAACTTCAGATCTATTTATTCTTAGTTTGAAACCTAGAAAATTCAACAAAGAGTCGAAATCTCTCAATATTTCAATGAGTCGGGACTTATCAAATCCCACACCCACTTAAGAGTAGGATCTCTTTAAAATCCAAAACCCTTCGAGGCACTAAACTAATCATTTAGTGTCTTATATTAATATTTCATTAATTAATTTATCTTATATACCCCGTATTAATATTTAATTTATAAATTTATTTAGAATGTCAACTATTCTAATCTTTCTATTTCCATATTATTAATTAACTAGTCTAATAGGGTCTTTAAAATTTTATTATGTCAGAACAGAAGTTGTTCATCGAGCAGTCTTTAAATAGGCCTAAGTCTCTAAGATGCAAGTACTGTCAAAAAGCGCAAAGTTTTTTAGCATTTTAATTTTTTACTGATTTCCCGAAAAGTAGTTATATTTTTAATAGGACGTTTCAGTTGAAATACTGCGACAGCCTGTTCCGGAACTTATATGTAAATCCTGGAAAAGAATTAAAAAATTTATTTATTTATTATTTATTAGTACACATTTCAAATTATTTATTGTTTTACTTAAATCGATTAGATTAACCCGTTTGATTATACCAAATCATTCATGAATTTTTCCAATGCAGAGAAAGTCAAGGCAAACAAAAAAGTTGAAAATAAAAATTTAAAATATAAAAATAAAAAAAAAAATGCAAGAGACGTGGCTGATGTAAGAAAAGCAGCCAAACGTAAAACCGTACATAAAGAAAGATGTGTATCTCGAAAATATACATTTGCTGATTGTGAAGGTTTTATATCTGACCAAATTAAAAGAAAAAGAAGTATTAATTCTAATGAACTATACATAGTCAGTCTTACTCTATATCATGTTCGTTATCATATAAACCCTTATTATAGTACTAAATTTTTTCTTGAATACCTTAATAGATATTCACCCCTATATATTAATAAGTCTCCCCCTGATCGTGTTCTTTGGAATAGTAAACAAGGTTACTCTTTAATTAATTATCGCAACTCATGGTTACGAGAGTTAATAGATATTGAATTAGCTGAATTTTCTGAATATTTTAATATTAATCCTGATGATGAAGAGATTTCTTATATACCTTTTACTGGTGATGTTGATTTACCACTTGTTAAAGCTTGTTGTAATTACTTATTTGGATCAAATATAAGTTCATCTGTTATTTTATTGGCTCATAGCAAAGTCAGTAATAAAAAACATATGGCTTTTTTGCATTCTACATTTGTAAATCTTATGAATTTTGATAGTGGTAGTATTAGTGATGATGCTTTCTCTAAAGAAGAAATGCCTTATACAGATTTATCTTCCGAATCCGATGATGTTATTTTGGAAGAGATACCTCAGAAAAAAGTAACATTTTATTGTTCTGATGAAGATACCCCCCCCCCTTTAATTCCTGACAATAAACTGTCATATATACCAGGGGATTCTATGAAAACAATAAAAAAACTTAAGAAAGCTATCAGTGATAAAAAACCGAAGAATATAATTGATAGTATTGAACGTGAAGTAGATGAAGCTCTTTTGAAAAATAAAGAGAGAATGAAGACTAAGAAGAAACGTTATGAATATATTCCTACCCCCATTACTTTTAGACAAAAACTTAATTCTGCAAGTGTTGAATTTGATAGAAGAAATTATTATAATATTATACATGGTAATCCTGTAGAGGATAAAAATGTTGTGGATGATGCTATGTTTCCTATCAAATCTACATTTTCAGATAATTTTTTTGAAACTATTAATGATGGACATGCTATATATGCTAAAGCTTTTGATGCTTTTAAAAAACAATTATGTGGTATATTTGTACTACATAGTTCTTCTGAAGCTCTTGGTTATGTCGATTACATAAGTAGTTCTATTTACTTTATATATCAAGCCATACGTTATAGAAATAACATTGAACTTATATCTACACTTATTATGTTAATACGTAATTCTTTTCCAGATTGTAGTGAGATTATTTATAAAACTATTGTTTCATATGTTGAAAGTTTTGTTACTACTTTTCCAATTACTGATAACATTAAAGCAGAATCCTTTCCTGATATTGATGAAAATTTTTCACCAAAGAAAATATTTGAAATGTTGATTACTAGTCAAATAGCTAAATCTACAAGAACCTTTATTCTTAATATGGTTGGGCTAAAGTTTTTTAGTGTTGAAATTGCGAATAAATTTATTTCCACTCTCGGTGAAGCCAAGAGTACTAATATGGTTGATTTTACATACAACTCTATAGAACTTATTGAATCTTTTTTTAGATTTGCCTATAAATTTTCTAAAACTGGATCAATAGTTGCGGCTTTACTTGATAAAGATATTACTGCTCAATTTATTGAAGATACTAATGAAATTACACTTTCATTTCCCAGTGTTTATGTTGGTGATGATATGAATTTTGTTGATACTATAGCAGCTGATCGTATAAGTGCTAAGTCTTTTTTGGAAAAAATAAATGTTTTTATAATTAAAGGTGAAACTTTAGCAAAAAGCATGAAGACAAATACTTTATTTAAAGCTCGTATGAATGAAATGCGCATGATGAGAAGGAATTTACTTGTTGAAATGCAGTCTAAGAGACGCATGGCACCCATGGGAATTATTTTACATGGTTGTCCTGGGGTTGGTAAATCTTCCATACTTCAATGTATATATAAAGTACATGCACATACTACCAATAGGAAATATTCGGATGATCTTGTTTTTAATCGTGCTCCTAAGTCCAAGTATTGGACTGGTTATGACCCGATTATTCAACCAATCATCCATATTCCGGAAATAGGTAGTATGTCTGCTACCCAAGCTCAAAAAGGTGATGAATCATTAGAAGAGATGCTTCTCGTATGTGATAATGCACCTTACTGTCCTGATCAAGCTGCTATTGAAGATAAAGGTATACATTATGCTATTCCTGAACTTGTTTGTATTGATACAAATAATGCTGATATGAATTTAAATGTTTTGATGTCTGCCCCAGCAGCTGTTAGAAGACGTTTTCTTTATATAGAAGCTACTGTTAAAGAAAAATATGTTATTGATGGTGGTGTTGGCTTAGATCCTAAGAAAATAGGTGATAAAGATGATAAATTAGATTTATGGGACTTTCGAATATATAGACAAATACCTATTGCCAGTGCTGGTAATACTACATCTAGCCAAGAGATCTACACTCATACAGATGGAAATTCTGTCTTTGACATAACTACTATGTGTATTTTATTAGATTTAGAATTTAAGAAACATAAAGCAAATCAGCTTAAATGTTACACTGCCAATGATATTGATATATCGAAATATTTATCTAAAGAAACTATTGTACAACCTGAATCAGAAATTATTGATGATGCTAGTAATTATTTTCTTTTGTCTATTATACCTGTATTTTTAACTATTATCCTTTTTTTAGCTCGATATTCTATTTTTTATTCTATTTTTCTAATTATTATAATATATCTTATTTATTTATATTTTAAACAAAAATTTTTGCTTGAAAAAGAGTCCAAGAGACACAATATTACTAGAAGACAATTATTAGCTTGTTCTCGTATTATAGGACTTTGTCATAATATAAGCAGATATAATTTTTTATCTAGTAGTTATAACATTTGTTATAATTTAACTATGTTCATGTATTTATACGGATATACTTGTTTTTATCATGATGAAAGATATAGAATGTATAAGTGGAAAGTCTTATCTAATAAAATAGCTTCCTCTATACCTCCATTAATACTTCTAGCCACATGTACGGCAGCTTCCATTAAATTATTATTATTAACTTATAAAATTACAAATAATATTATGTCAGAAAGTCGTATATCCGATAGTGGTAAATATGATGAGGAGAATATTTGTAGATATGTTGCTGAGAATGAGAGACAATCTCAATGTCTATTTCCTAAACCTTCTAAGAAAAGAGATACTGATATGGATTATGATCATTCTGTAAATATAACACCTATGTTAATTGGTAATGAACGTAATCATAATAAAATTGATGAGATTTATGCATCAGTTGAATCTAATGTTAGATATTCAGTTATTCGTTTTCTTAACAATACCAGTACTCGTACAAAAATTGTTGGAATTTGTAATGATTATGCTCTTATTAATAAACATTGTATACGTGGAGACGTATATACTATGCAAATATCTGCTAAAAAAGATTTTGCATCAGGACTTACTAAAGCACATTTCACACCTGATGATTTTGTTCAAGTGAGTGATGATGTATTACTTGTTCGATTAATAGGAACTTATTTTAAAGATATTACTTTCTCTCTAACTAATTTTCAACCTATGTATAATAAGATGAATTGTATGTTTAATTCAAAATATCTTCTAACCAAACAAGTTAATACTAAACTATTACCCAATAATCTCGATACTATGGAAGTTAATAGTCCTTTTGAATATTATTTTCCTGAACATAAAGCAGGTGATTGTGGTAGTCCTTTAGTAGCGACAGTTGGATACAAAACATTTTTTGTTGGTATTCACTGTGCTGGCTCCAAAGATACTGGTTTTGCGTGTCATATTAATAAAGATAATATTATTAATGCCATTGAAAAGTTCAAAGAGAGAAATATACTTGTTGATATATCTTCCGAAGGAGAATTTAGATTGAAAGAAACTAGTACTATAACACCCTTATCTCCTAGATGTCCTTTACTTTATGAGGATATCCCCTCTCTTTATGTATATGGAAGTATAAGTGATCATCAATATATTACATCCAAAAGTACTCTTACTAAGAGTGCTTTCTTCGATCACACCGAATATCTGATGGGCGTTTCATCTACACTTGATGGTAATCCTAAATATATGGCTCCTAAAATGAGATCTTGTAGACGAGATGGCGTCTTTTATTCTCCTGAAAATAATTTTGTGAAGAAAGTTGGTGTAATAACATCATCTCTTCGAAACAATATTATGGAAAATGTTGTTTTAAATATGACATCAGATATTTTGTGTAAATTGAGAAGTGTTGGAGTACTTAATTTATCTCCAGTTAATCTTGATGTTGCGCAGAACGGCTTTCCAGAGAATTTTTATTATAGAGCTATGAAAAATAATACATCTGGAGGTTTTATGTTTACTGGTCTTAAAAAGAAATATCTTGAATATACTCCTTTGGATTTTAAAAAAGATGCTGTGACACCTAAACCTGAAGTATTAATTCAAGTTCAAGAGATCATAGACTCTTATTTAGATGATAAAACTTCTCATTCTATCGTTGGGGCTCAACTTAAAGATGAACCTCGTAGTAGAGAAAAAGTTTTATCAGCCAATACCAGAGTGTTTGCTATGTCTTCATATGATATGACTCTTGTTAATAGAATGTATCTTATGCCTTTTTATAGTCTTATGTGTGAGCACAGGGATTTGTTTCATACTAAGATTGGTATAAATATGCAGTCGAGTGAAGCTGATCAAATGTATAATAATCTTAAAAACTTTTCGTCAAACATTATGGAAGGAGATTATGGTGGTTATGACACTAGTATGCCAGTAGGTATTGGTGTTATGGCTAATTCTGTTGTTTATACTACTCTCAAGAAATTAGGATATAATGATCACTCACTGAAAATAGTTAAAGGTATATTGACAGA